CTACCAGTTAGCCGTAGCGGTTAGGATGGTAGCCCTACAGCTTGGCAATAGTTAGCCCTAGAAAGTAACCTATCTAGGCTTAGTGTTTCTTGCTGAAACAACTGTATCGCCTCGCTGATGATTAAAGTAAACACTAATCCGAAATGGATGTAAACCCCCTGCTCATAAGTTATTGATTTTATTAGATTGTGATATTACTGCTGGTGGTTGTTCGTAGTTTGTTTCTAGTTCGTTCCTGTTTCGTTCTATGTGTAGCAGATAGGATGAGAACAAAAGGGGAACGCTTATGTATATATAATATAGTAGGGGGTATAGGATTAGATACACGGCCGGATAACATTCTTAGCCTCGACTAACTTTCTTTACTTTGTTTAAACATGCTATTGCGTCAATTCATATGGTATCAGTTAACGATTCTCTATTAACTTTTTTATTTGATTTGATAGCAGGTTTTTGCAATTTAAAGTTGCAGAAAGACAAAACCTTTACAACTCAAGGTGGTAGGGCAGGACGCCACCCCCGTACGTATAGTTATATATACACATAAATACACAGATTAGGAAAATCAAGTGTTAACCACAAAGGTAACTGTCACCCTTATAGATAACTAGCTGCCTATTTATTGTGCAGAATAGGTGGGGGTGTGTGGACCAAGACACACTAAATGATAAAAAGATGTTAAATTCACAAAAAGGGGGTTGACAGTGTATACATTTCTGAGTATAATTATAGTATAACAAAACACACTTAAAGTGTTTCACTTATAATTGTTATTAATATTATCTTGTTAAATACACTTACAATGTAACACTATAAGTGACATTGGTAAGTAATAAGATACGTAAGTAAATATACGTGCTATGAAAGTTTTCCCTTGACAAAACGTAGAAAATCTGTAAAACTATACACAGACAATGTACTTGATGCTTTCTATGAAGCCATACGTACCAACTCATTAGACCGCTTACATATCCCTCACAGTGATGTATTCTATGTGCGTACTGCAGTAGAGGCACACTATGGTCGTTCATTTACTTTGAAACACGTAGAGGACGCAATGAGGGCTGAAGGTTGGAAAGAGCCTAACGAATAATGTTCCAAGCAATACTTATAGCCTGTGTAATAGGCAATCCCGATTCCTGCATGAAAGTGTTTGACACCTACGGTCCATATGAAGGACAGGGCAGGTGCTACACACGTTTAGAAGAGATGCAATACAAGTTAGAAGTTTTGTGGAAAGAACACAATATGCCGCTAGTAATTAATCACACAATGTGTACAGTAGTGCAGGGTGAAAAGACATAGCAATGGCTATACCTGAACGTGTAAAGAACAAGATGAAAGAGGAAGGGCTTACTGGTGTCAATAAGCCTAAACGTACTCCTAACCATCCTAAGAAGTCACATTGTGTGATGGCGAAGGAAGGCGACACATACAAGTTTATACGCTTTGGTCAGCAGGGCGTAAAGGGTGCTGGTAAGAGTCCTACCACAGCGAAGGACAAGGCACGTAAGAAGTCGTATTATGCCAGACATAATGCACAGGGTAAACCGACCAGCAAGCTATCCGCAAAGTATTGGTCACATAAAGTGAAGTGGTAGGAGACTAACCAATGGCTAAAGAGAAAAAAGATATGACCCCTAAAGAACGTAGGGAGCAAATGATTAAAGACCGTGCTGCTCGTCTAGCACGTGATGCAGAGAAGCAGGGTATTACACCAGCAGAACTTGCAAAGAAAAAGAAAGACACGTATATAAAAGTAGTAGGTGGTGCAGCATCATTGCTTCCTATTGGACGTATTGTATCAATGGCAAGTAAAGTAATCAAAGGCGGTACTACTGCTAAGACGGCAGCTAAGACGAGTCGTGCGCTAACAACCACAACCAAACCTAAAACAAAGTCTACTACAGGCACGGCAGTTGCCACACGTCCATCTACAGCAGTTAAGCCTAGAAGCACAGCAGTTGGTCCAAAGAAACCATCTACACCAAAGCGTGAGATGAAGAATATTACACCTACTAAACGTACTAAGATTACAACTAAACCACCAAAGAAAAGCACTAAGCCAGTATCAAAGGCAAAAGCGGCTGCTACAGTTGCGGCAACAACAGCATTAGGTGCAGCAGCTTTGATGGGGAACAAAGGCCAGAAGAAAACACAGGCAGCAACAGTAACAGCACCTACCTCACGCCCAAAGCGTCCAGCTAAAAAGCGTGGCACAGGCATGAGTGAAGGCAACACTGTAGCTGGTTCATCAGGTAGACGTGCATCTAAAGGTCCGGGTGTAGGAAAGACAGACAAGAAAGACCCACGTAAAGGTTTTTCTTCAAAAGCTACACCGGGTAAAAAAGGACCATTGGCAAGTGCAAGAAAAGAGTATCCAGTAACTGGTCCGGGTTCTCAGAGCAAAGTATTACGCCCAAAGAAAGCAGAACCTAAGATACCAGCAGGTGCAAAAAGATTTCAAGGTTCATACAACAGCAAGACACATAAGCTGCAAAACATTGGCGGTAAAACATACGTAGTGAAGAGGTAGACATGAATATTTCAAAAGCCAATGAAATTATTATGGCGGTGCAAGAAGGTACAGCTAAAGAAAAAGGTTTCACTGCCCAAGAAATCAAAGATGCCAAAGCACGTATGGCTCAGTTCAATAAGAACACAGAGAATGATATGATGCCGGGTAAGGCACGTACCAATTTCAAAGATGGTGGTGCAGCTAAAAAGAAAGTACCCGCTATATCCATAAGTGTGGGTATGGTCGAAGTACCGAAGAATGGTAAGAACAAAGCCAAGATGATGCGTGGGGGTATGGCTAATAAGAAAGAGCATATGTACGCAACAGGCGGTGCTGTAAACGATGGACTAAAAGCACTGAAGAATAGCGGCCCAAAAGGTCTGGAAGCATATAATAAAATCACAAAGTCGTAATGCACCCTATTGAAGCTGACATTCGCAAGTGGTCTAATGACTTCCTTGAGATACCAAATGCAAAGTTAAACGGACTGCCACCCTGTCCATACGCAAAGCAAGCATGGCTAGACCGTAAAGTAACCTTTAGCATTAACACAGGGCTAGAGGGTCTGGTAAAAGAAGTTGCAGACTTTAACCAGCATACTTTTGACATTGTGGTGTGGGCTACACATCTAATGCCAGACATGGAATACTTAGACGGTTTCTGTGATGGCATGAACGAGGCATTGGCACTAGCCGATAAAGATATGCACCTTATGGTGTTTCATCCAGACTACGATGCTGAAGAAGCAGGTCTGGACTTTTTAGTAGATGATGTTACAGATGATGATTTAGTTTACTGTATGGTATTTGTGCAGAGACTATCTACATTAGATGATGCATCATTAAGTTTAGAAAAGTCAGGATACTACCAGCACTTTCCTGACGATGTATATGAGTCACTTGTGCTGGATAGACGGAGACTTCGCAATGGCTGGTAAAGCAAAAGCTGCAAAGAAAATGATGCGTGGTGGTGTTGCCAAAAAGAAAATGCGTGGCGGTGGCATGGCTAAGATGGCGCAGAAGAAAATGATGCGTGGCGGTATGGTCAAGAAAAAGATGATGCGTGGTGGCGCAGTAAAGAAAAAGTAAGATGAAACGCACCGCAGTCAAATATCTAGGATGGGGCTTACTTTACGTATGTAAGTTTTTTAGTGCCATAGCCAATTGGTTTTGGAAGAAGCACAAGCACGTGCTGGATTGGAATGACTAATGGTAGACCGTAACTATACCACAGACACAGAAGCTATTTCAATTACGGCAACGTCTGGCGGTGCTAGCGCAGACTTACTGTACACCTGCCCACCTAACCACGATGCTACAGTAGACTTTCTTCACGTTAGTAATGGTGCTACCTCTACAGCAAACGTGACATTGCAGTGGTATCACGCAGATACGAATACATATCATCATATCATAAACGATAAGTCTGTTGCGGGTAAAGATGTTTACAATGTAGTTGGTGCAGATAGAATGCATTTACATGCAGGTGATAAAATACTTGCCTTTAATGGTAGTGGTACACTAGAAGCATTTATATCGGTACGACAGTTTTATAATCCTAATAGGTAGTAACTATGGCACCTAAAGCACCAGCTAAACCTAAAAAGAAAACTAAGAGCAGAGTAAACGAGTCAGGTAATTATACTAAGCCTGAGTTACGTAAGCGTTTATTCAACAAAATTAAAGCTGGCAGCAAAGGCGGTAAGCCGGGTCAATGGTCGGCAAGAAAAGCCCAAATGCTTGCACTTGCTTATAAAAAAGCTGGTGGTGGGTACAAGACCCGAAAGGCTTGACCTATAGATGGCTACAAAGCTAAGTGAGAACACAGAGGTAGCATTACCTCTACGTAACATTATCAGCATGGTTGCAGCAGCTAGTTTGGCAACATGGGCTTACTTTGGTATCATAGAGCGTCTTAATCAGATAGAGACTAACATAACTATGATGAATGCCGACTTAGGACAAAACACAGAGTTTCGTATTAAGTGGCCTCGTGGCGAGATGGGCAGCTTACCTGCTGACAGCGAACAGTTCATGTTGATTGAACATCTTGCTGACCAGATAGATGAACTAACATCACAGATTGATGAGGGTCGTGCGCCACATGACCAACAGCAAAAGTTAACACTGGAATTTTATGAAAAACGTATTAGTGCAATAGAAGCTAGACTAGAGATAATGAGAAACGGAAAAGATGGTGACTGAGACAATTACACTAATACTATATCTTTCCGGCAGCGTAGCGGAGCATACTGCTTTTGAAAAGCTATCTAAGTGTTTAAAAGCTAAACGCACCATCGAAAGAAATTTATACAAAGACACGGGTACAGTAAGGTACTCTTGTGAAAATAAAACAGTTGAAATTAGCAAAGGTCCAGACGGTAAGAATTACATCGTAAAGATTGTGGAGTAGCAAATGTTAGCAGAGATAGCCGCAGCCAATGCAGCATTTGCAGCAATCAAGATGGCTATCAGTAATGGACGTGAGATAGCTGACGTTGCATCACAAGTAGGCAAGTACGTAAATGCTACAGAAGACTTACGAAAAAAAGGCGAGAAGAAAAAGCGCGGTGCAGGTGGTGCGGATTTAGAAGAGTTTATGCACCTTGAAAAGCTGAAGCAGCAAGAAGAAGAACTCAAGCAGCTTATGATATACACAGGAAGAGCCGGACTGTGGCATGATTGGATAAAGTTTCAGGCACAAGCACGTAAAGATAGGCTAGCTGCCGCAGAAGCCCGTAGGCGGCAGATACAGAACTGGATTGAAATAGGCACTATAGCTATACTATGTATAGTAGGATTGTTTGGCATAGCCGCATTAGTTGCTTGGGCATTTTATTTAAAGGGTGTATGATGACACTTAAAGGACCACAGAAAAGTTTAAAGGCTTGGACAAAACAAAAGTGGGGTACTAAGAGTGGGAAGCCGTCTGGAAAAACTGGAGAACGGTACTTACCTGCTGCGGCTATCAAAGCGTTGTCACCGCAGGAGTACGCAGCCACCACCAGTGCTAAACGAAAAGGAACTGCTGCTGGTAAGCAATTCGTCAGACAGCCTAAAGCGATACAAAAGAAAACAGCCAAATTCAGAAGAGGCGTATAATGTTAACAGCACTGATAGGTCCGATAGCTAATCTAGCAGGGAGTTGGATGGATGGCAAAGTCGAAGAAACGAAAGCTGCTGCAACAGCTAAAGTTGCAAAAGCAAAAGCTGAAGCTACTATCATGGAGAAGAAAGCCACTGGCGAAATTGATTGGGACATTGAAATGGCACGTTCTTCGTCTACAAGTTGGAAAGACGAATGGCTGACAATTTTATTTTCTATACCCCTTATTTTAGCTTTCATTCCCGGCATGGAAGAGGTGGTTGCAAATGGTTTCGCACAACTCAACTCAATGCCTGAATGGTATCAGTACTCACTTGGAGTTATCGTTGCTGCTTCTTTCGGAGTACGTTCGGCTACAAAATTCTTTGGTAAAAAATGAAACATCTAATAATAATACTCAACAAAATATTCGTACACAATCATGTGGGTGATTTGTCACAGCACAGGTTACACACAACACGCTATGAGGACTTGTGTAAGTAATGGCTGATTGGTTTAACAAATATATGAAAATAAATGTGACAGCCAAGCTGACTATGATTGCTTCTGTTGCAATGTCGTGGCGTTGTGCTGAGTGGTTTATGAATCTTGAAGACCCAACAACACAACAGTCTGCATTTGTTTCTGTTATCATGGGTGTTATGACAGGTGTGTATGGCATCTATCTGGGCAGAGAAGCAAAGGGCAAGTAGATGAAGTATATTCGCACACATTTAATTAAAAAACTTATTGAGCATGAAGGTCTACGCCTTGAGGTCTATCAGGATACACTGGGTATAGATACTATTGGCGTAGGCAGAAATCTTGAAGACCGTGGTATCACGCAAGAAGAATTAGATACTATGGACATACCGAACATAGAAGCAGTGTATGAGTATGGTATTACCGAAGTTGACGCTGCTTTTCTATTAGAGAATGACGTAGAGATTGTCGAAAAAGAACTGTTAATATCGCACCCTTGCGTAGACAGCTTAGACTCTGTACGTCAACTTGTACTTGTAGACATGGCTTTTAATATGGGTGTGCCACGTCTATGTAAGTTTAAAAAGATGTGGGCGGCTGTATATGAAGATGATTATTCGACTGCAGCAAAAGAGATGCTTGACAGCAGGTGGGCAACTCAGGTAAAGGGACGGGCTACTAAGCTGGCTAACGCTATGCACAACGGAGAATTTTAAATGGGTGCTAAAACATATAAATCAAGTTATCAAGGTGAAGGTGGTATTTATAAAGCCAG